TCCTAATGTAAAATAAGGCTATTCAATGTTTATTGTGGGAATATGACATGAAAAAAATGAACGCTATTGGTTTTGGAGTGGCAAAAGAGGGGCGAGACCTTAAAGTTGTCCGTTCTCGTGCTGTTGCGGCTGGCTTTGGAAGTTGGCTTAATGACCCAAGTTCTTTTGACCGTAATGTTTTCATTCAAGAGACCAAGGACGCGATGATTGCGGCGTTTGGCCAAGGCCATTCGTATGACGAACATCTTGTTTCTGCTCTTGCTGACCAACTTGAGATTTATGTGAAGTGCATTCCCGACATCCGGGAGCGAGGGATTATTTGTTACGCTTTGAACGGGATTGAAATGGTCAATCCGAGCATCAAGGCAAAGGATGCTGCGTTGGCCAGATTCTTGCAAATTCTTACGGCGCTTGGTTTGATTCCTAGTGGACGGCCTAAGAGGTCTGCCGCCCCTACTGCTATTGATGAATTGCTTGCTGGACCTAAAGCGGCATGAGTTGGGAGCTAGGGGTTAAGTACGCCAGAGAAGTATCGTCTGGTGATATAAATGTTTGCAAGGATGTTCAGGTTGCTTGTCAGCGTTTTCTGAACTACTTGGAAAACAAGGAATGGCGATGGGAGTTTAGACCTGAGTATGTTGACCATGTACTCAAGTTTGTCTCCATGACAAGCCATGTAAAAGGACCGTCTGCTGGAAAGCCGATGATTCTTATGCCGTTCCAGGTTATGCTTATCTGCGCGATCTACGGGTTCAGGGATAAGAAAGACCCAAGCATTAGAATGACGCAGGATGTCATTCTATTCATCCCTCGGAAGGCCAGTAAGTCCACCTTAATCTCAATTATCAGCCTGTATGAGCTACTGTTTGGTGAAGCGGGATCTGAGGTTTACTGTACGGCTGTTGACCGCAATCAGGCTTCTATTGTGTTTGAGGCGGCCAAGGGAATTATCTCGACGCTTCCATCGCAACTTGCCTCGCAGTACCTAGTCTATAGGCATGAGATCAAGAAGGGATCGGATCAGCAATCTAAATTCATGGCTCTGTCCCGTGATTCAAAAAAGACAGGTGACGGCAAGAATCCTTCCGTGTCCATTGTTGACGAAGCGGCGCAGATCACAGAGCGAAACGCGATTGAGGTTATCAATTCAGGTATGGTGGCGCGTAAGAACCCGCTTCGCATCTACATCACCACGGCATCGTTTACGCGAGAGACTCTATTCTTTGAGAACTATCAATACCTGAAAGCCATTCTATATGGCAGGGCCGATGACAATCCGCGTTGGTTTGGTTTGTTATATGGTTTGGATGAGGGAGACAATTGGAGAGACCCTGAAACATGGTCGAAGGTTAATCCAATGCACGGCGTTTCCGTAAACCATGAAGCTATTGAACAACGGGTTAAAGAAGCGCAGTCTAAGCCGTCAGCAATCAATGAGCTATTGTGCAAGACCTTCAATGTCTGGGTATCTGCAAACTCGGCTTGGATAGATGTTGCTCATTGGGAAACATCGCCCAAAGAGTTTATTGATTCCCCAGAATCAACTTTTATTGCGTTTGACCTGGCGGCTACGCGAGACCTAAACGCAATATGTACTTTGCATCGGTACTCTGATGATAGGTTCCATGCACAGTTCAAGTTCTTCCTTCCTGAAGAAAGCATGGGATATATTCCTAATCACTACAAGCCTGTTTTCATGCAAGCCATTCAGCGAGGGACGCTTGTATTGACAGAGGGGAATGTTGCTGACTATTTCACTATAGAGGAATACATCAAACAAGAGGCGCGTAAGTGGAATGCCAAAGAAATTGGCTATGATGCGTGGAATGCGGCATCATTAGTTTCAAAGCTATATGAAGAAGGCTTGCCGGTGAAAAAGATTGGGCAAAGTATGGCTGTTTTGAATAACCCATCAAAGCAAGTGGAAAAACTGATACTATCCAAGTCAATATCACACGATCACGATCCGTTTGTTGCGTGGCAACTTGGAAACTGTGAGATATTTGAGGATGTAAACGGAAATAAGAAGGTTAGAAAGAATGCTGCTGATACAAGTGCCAAAATTGATGGAATTATTGCTATGATTATGGCGTTCCATTGCGCTTTGGACAATCCTTTCGTATCTAATTCGTATGGTTTCCGTGTGATTTAAGGGGAAAAACATGGGTTTTTTTGATATTTTCAGCAAGAAAACAGTCAACGAATCGAACACTGTTTTTGGCCAGCAAGCACTTGGCAACCAACTTTTGCTGCAAAGCAAAGGAATCCAGACTTATCAATCGCAGATCACCTATGTAACAACGGGTTCTTCGACCAATGCTGGAAGGCCGGTTGATGTAACGATGCTGACTAGAAATAGCACGGTTATCTCGTGTATTTCGGTTAAAGCCAGAGCGTTAAGCCAACTTCCTATCCGTGTCGTATCTAAGTCCAGCGATGGCACTTATGTTGACGCTATTGAATCTGACAAAGTTGGGAAACGCGATCAAGCGAAAGCCAAGCAAGTCTATAACCTGCTGAACAATCCTAACAACTTCCAGTCTCAATATGAGTTCTGGAATCAGTTTTTGATGTGGCTAGACCTCTCCGGCGAGACCTTTACGCTTTGGTGGCGTAAGAATCAAGACAATCCAACCGAGACCCCGTTGGAGATGTACATACTTGATTCCTCTCTGATTGCGGTTCGGATTACGGATACTCGTTATCCGATTTATCAGATGTCCACTCCGTCTTACGGATTCAATAGAGACGAGCCATTGGCATCGCACCAAGTAATGCACTGCAAAGAGATGGCGTGGCAAGGATCGTCCGGCTTCAATAAAGCTATTCTAGCCGCAGAGCTTGTCGCGCTAGATCAAGACATTGATCTGTATGCTAACTACATCATGCTGAATGGTGCGAAGCCGTCAGGTATGTTTATTACAGATCAAGTTGTTCCTGATGCGAAATACAAAGAGATTGCCGCTAGACTAAAAGAAGCATGGTCGGCAATGGTTGGCTCAAAACAATCCGACCCTTCCAAACCTGGCCAATCAATGCTGCTTGACCAAGGCATGAAGTATGAAAAAATTGATATGCTGAACTTGCAGGATACGGATGCTGCAAACCTAAAGATGCAAACGATGAAGCGTATTTGCGGGTTGTTTGGTGTGCCTTCTGCAATGATCGGAGTCACTGATTCAAAATACAACAATACTCAAACCATGCTGGATGAGTTCTATAAATCGACGATGTATCCGTTGATTGTTAATATCCAGCAAAAGTTGAAGTCCCATCTGCTTCAGGGTTATCCTAATCTCAGTATTGAATTTGATACTCGCAACTTCCTGAAGGGCGCACCTCTTGACCAGATGAACTATGTTGTCGCAGGTGTTAATGCTGGTATTATTACGCCAAACGAAGCCCGTGAGTACATGAATATGCCTAACATTGATGGTGGCGATGAGCTATCAGGTAAAGATGCCAAGCAGGATGCAATTGCAGGCTCGTCAAATCAAGATACAGGTGGTGGTGGCGGCAATCAAACGCGCAAGATGAATATCGGCACAAAATAATGGATAATAGATACTTGACAGCTATTGCCAAACAAGTTAAATCTGCGCGTATAATGAAAGCAGCAGAAAAAACCCCTACAATACAAGACATAAATTTGGCAATTACCAAAGGGGTAATAAATGAAGAACCTCAATCTAATCTGCGAAGCGAAGTTAGTCCTCAACGAAAAAGAGGCAGACCCAAAAAATCCGACCGGAAAGATTGAAGCCCGTGTCACCACTTGGGGTCCGCGTGAGGGTGCAGACGGTCGCAAGTTCAACTATCAGCCTGAAGGCTTTGCAGATTGGGCAGACGAGTTCTGCAAGTCAGGTCGTCCGCTTCCGATGTTTGTAAACCATAACGCAGATTCTATTCCCGTTGGCGAATGGAGTTCGTTTGAGTTTGACAAAGACGGTATGACCGCATCTGGCCGACTGTATTTGAATACCACTCAAGGCTCGGACCTTTACCATGTAATGTCTGTCTCGCCAGAGATGTTTGGTGGCGTTTCTGTGGGCGCTTATGCCGATGAATATACCTGGGTTAAAGAAGATGGTTCGCCAATGACTATTGGCAGCGATGACCCGTATGAAGATGGATACTTCCAAATCACCAAAGGCGGTTTGCGTGAAGTGTCTGTTGTCATGTATCCAAACAATCCTAAAGCTGAAGTGTCTAAACTGGAATTCTTCCGTGAAGATGGCACTACCGACCTAAAAGTTTTGGAATCTGCTCTGCGTGATGCAGGTCTGTCCAAGTCGGAAGCGGTTGCCGCCGCATCCGTATTCAAGAAGGTGATTGAACAGCGTGATGTTGCTCATAAACCTATTGAAAATGCGCCAACTCAGAGTGAGTCTGATGTGGAGGCAACCGAAGCTGAAGTTCTTGCTGCTCTTGAGCATCGTGAACTTCTAAAATTGTTAGATGCTCGACTTTTGAAGAAAGTTTGAAATGGCAATAACTGTTGTTCTTGGCCCACCTTGCGCTGGTAAATCTACCTACGCAAAAGAAAGCCGAAAACCACAAGATGTTGTTGTGGATTATGATGAATTGGCGAAAGCATTAGGTGCTGAAATTTCTCATTTTTCGCAGGGTTCTATTCGTCATGTAGCTTTAGCTGTTCGACGGGAAGCAATCAATGTGATTTTGACGGGAATTAGGAACGATGCTTTTATCATTCATACAAATCCTAATGAAGAAATGGTAGGGCGATATATTGAAGCAGACGCTGATTTTGTGTTGCTTAATCCAGGCAAGGAAACTTGTCTTGATCGCGCAAAAGACCGTCCTTCTCATGTTTTAAATGGCATTGAGAATTGGTATAAAACTCCTCCATCCATCATTGACAAATTGAATTTGCAGCCAAAAGAATCATTTGACAATGCTAGAATTTTGCAGCAACTTGAGCATCGTGAACTTCTTAAACTCCTCGACAAACGACTGAAAGGTTAATCATGTCACAAGTAATCATTGAAAAACTGGACGCTATCGAATCTGCACAAGCCGAAAAGATTGCTGCTGTCGAAGCCAAGTCCGCTGAAGTTGTGGAAGGTGTTAAAGCTGAAATCAGCGAGAAAATCGCTGCTTTGGAAGCCAAGATTTCCACCCTATCCGCCCCTGCAATCATCAAACCCGCAAAGACCATTCGTGGCGATGTGAACAAGATGGTCAAAGAGCAACTTCGTGATTTCTCCAAATCGGGCAACCGTATGGAACAAGAGATCAAGATGTTTGAATCTGTCGATCAGTACGATGCCTATATGAAGGAAGCCTCTGCCCTTACCGGCTCCGGCGCTGGCGTTGGTGGCCGTACCGCTTACGATCCGGTGTTCCATGCTCTGCGTCTGGCTAACCCGATGCGCGGCCTGTCCCGTTCCGTTGCTACCGATGGTTCCACCTATCAGTTCCGCGCCAAGACCGGCAACGCTGGTGTTAGCTGGGGCTACACCATTCAAAACAATGGTTCGGCAACCACGGAATCGACGGCTATTTGGCAACTGAACATGGCCGACATGAATGTCCAATTCCCGATCCGCACGGCGGCTCTGGATGACATTGACGGCCTGGAAGCCAATGTTGTTGACGATATGCTGATGGAGTTCAGCCAAGCCGAAGGTGGCTCGATGGTTCGTAACAACGATCAATCCGGCTCTACCACCACGGATTATGGTGCAACCAACGGTCTGCGCGGTCTGGATCAGTACGGCGGTGACAATGCCTCCTACGCTGGCGGTACGACCTCCACGGCTGCTTTTGGTACTTCTGGCACTGGCGCTACCGCTGGCCTGCATAGCATCGCCACCTATGACCAATTGACCACGAACGGTAACGCCGCTGCTAACAATGTGGTGTTTGCCGATGTTGTCAACTTGATCTACGCTCTGCCGCAACAATACTGGAACAACGGCAACAAGTTCATGATTAGCCCGCTGATGCTGGCGGCTATTCGTGGGTTGGTTGACGATAACGGCACTCCGGTGTTTGAGCGTATGGCTCCGGGCATGACCGATGGTGTTATTGGTCGTCTGATGGGCTACGATGTGGTTGTCAACAACTACGCTGACGCTCCGACCGCCGCTGGCTCCGCTGGTACGACCGAGTTGTATCCGATGTGGTTCGGTGATTGGCAGAAGTTCCACACCATCGTTGATCGTCTGAACATGGTGGTTCGCCGCTATGACCAGACCGCCCCTGGCTACATCACCTTCTTTGGTGAGAAGCGTCTGGCAACCTCGGTAGTGGATCCGTTTGCCTGTGTCCGTCTGCGTTCTACCGCAACTGGCGCTTGATAGGGATGGGGGCTTCGGCCCCCATTTTCCCTAGTTTTTTTACTAAGGATTTAATATGACGATCACGGAAAAACTCGAACACACCATCAAGACCGGCGAAAAAGTCACGATTAACCTGTCGGAAGCCTCGGCTCTGACTGGATCGGGTTCGGGTGCTGGTGGTCTGAATAAATACGACGAAGCCTTTGCTGCGCTTCGATACGCTAACCCTTTCCGTCAAGGTGCGCGAGTCATTCCTGCGCCTGGACACTCTGATGTTACTTTTGTAGCCAAAACG